AAGCCGTAGGATTTGCTGATATTCCGTCAGAACATCCTGAGGCTTGGCAATCAGTAGGATTTGTAAACTGTGGGTCAGAACATCCTGTCCAAGTACAGGTTGGTTCAGTAAGTAATGCCGGGTCAGAACAATGGGCAGGAAAAGTGTCTACTTCTCTACAATATCCACCCATTGAAGAAGCCTCACAAGAACCTTGATTTGTATAAGCCGGGTCAGAACAATGTTGAGTAGTGATGCTATCCCACGACAAAGTGATATATGGAACTCCGTTTAAGTCTTTAGATGGGTCTGATACTGTGCCGTGAGTTTCAGTAAAATTACGAGGGTTCTCTGCTGACTTATGAGTATAGGAAAGAAATTCTTTGCCTAGTAAGACTTGCTTATCAAACGTAGATATTTCATAATATTTTTCTACAAAAGAACTAAGTACCGAAACATTCGTGACAACCTCGTAGATTTCTCCATCAAAGTATTGCTCAAATTCTGATACATTCACGCCCGAGGCGGCACCTTCTCCAGAGAAGAACAGGCGAATAATTCCTAGATTTTCTGGTGAATTTGCTAGCCAATACGGTCCTACAGATGCCGCGAGTTTATTCGCTTTGTCTGTGGCTTCTAACGCACCTGTAGAGCCAGTGACAATTTCTGTCAGAAGCATATTGCCTGCACTTGTAGGCATACCAAAATCTATGACTAAGCCATTAGGGACGGATATTGGTTTATATGTTAGAATATCACTCATATAGATATTTATGAGTTTTCGTTACGGTATTTGGCTATATAATAAGAATCTATGATATCAGACACTGGAGACTGTCCTTTATATGGGTTGAATTCAAATAATTTTGCAAGGTCATCACCAGTCTCTTCTACAAATGCTTCGTACATTAATTCTTTATTGGCGTTACCTTTTCCAGTGGCAAATTTCTTTATTGTGGATGGTGGGAAAACAGACATAGTATTTGCTACTCTTTCTGCTAGTTTAAATTTTAATATTCCTGTATTTTCACCTATATTAAATACCTGTCCTTTAGCACCGAAGGCATATCCTTCGATTCCAATATGATTTCTTTTCATTAGGGCAGTGGGTTGAGCCATAATCCAATCAACGGTCTGATTGGCAAGGTGTGTAAATCGTTCTAAATTATCTGTGTATTCGTATGATAGAAGGCCTTCTATCTTATCGGTGTGCTTGACTGCTAGTTTTTTGTTCTTTGTAACGAACATAAAAGAACAACGGTCATATGTGAAGGGAGATTGTGCTACGCAAACGGCAGGGGATGTCATTGAATAATCTATTCCAATAATCATCATATGATTTCTTCATCAATATCTATTTGGATATCTTCTCCCTGGCAAAAGGGGCATACTGTTATTTCATATAACTCGTCATCTAAATCGTGTTCTATTGTGCAGGTCGCTTGACATTCATCACATTGCACGTTTATTATTATCATTAAAAATACTCCTAACTCTTTAAGTCGTATTTATAACGACAAATTAATATTCAACTACAGAGGTTATACCATTTATGAGTACCGATATTTGTCACGTTAGCATAATCGTGGTTCTCTAACTTTTTCTGTGCCTGGTCGGCACTGTTTCCCTCGTTTGAATAAACAAGGAGAGGAGTATTTGAATTAATATTTGGATGTTCTTTAGCCCACCTGAGAATGTTTACGGAAGGAACATTCACTGAATTGTGTATTCTTCCTCCTGATATGTATTCAACTGGACCTCTCACATCAATAATGTAACCGCCTGCTTTGAAAATATCTTGTATTTCATCACAAGTCATTTTTGTGCCAAGAGAACCGAAAACCTTTTTATTCGTTTTCGCTCGTACTTCATTGGCCATCATTTTTTTTGCAGTTTGCTTATAATAGGCCTGCATTACCTCATCAAACTCACGTGCCATATATTAACTCCAACCCCGTCCTATCATATCATTAGCCTCTCTAGTTTCGGCATCTATATCACCGATTTTACTATGAGATACTGTTATAATTCTTTTCCATTTCTTTGCACCACATTCACACTTATCTATATCTTTGTGCATATCTTCGGACCACTTCATTAGTTCGTTAACGACCTTACCACACTTCTTACATTCAAAATCAAAGTACGGCATTATTTTTCTCCTTAGGTGGTCTATTGTCGAGTGCGTGTTTATATTTAGACCAATTATTATAGTATTTTTTAAAGTTTGTAATAATCTTTTCTAGTTCGTTAACTTCCTTCTTCAGTGCCGTTATCTGTTCCTTTGCTTCCTTTAATTCTTCTTCCATACTTCTCCCTTCCCATCTGTCCCAGTTTCCTGCAATAGATTCCAAATATGAATATATCTCCCGGTAGAAAAGCCCACGCAGAAGTTAAGTATATGTATGTCAGCCAGAGACATTGCCCTCCGAATCCGCTGTAAGCACCATAACGTATATTGCCCTTTGACAATAGATATATCGTTAGGGCCGTCACCGTGTTTGCGGCGATGGCGAGTCCTAGATATGACATTGGTGATTACCTTTCTATACACGTTTCCACTTATTTAAGGCCATCTTTGCTTGTAGTCCCTTAAACGTCCTCGTTTTTATTGATTTGTGTAGATTTTCAATACTCATTCCACTAAGTACCATATCGTTTATATCCTTTTGTGGAATTTTCTCATCCCAGATACATACGGCATAGCCTCTCTCAATAAACGCACCAATTTTTTTGACTATTTCCTTATTCCTATTCTCATTGTCCATCACAATGACAAATTCTGTCTCACTATTTAGATTACAAGAGTTGGATAAATCACTCCCAGCCATAGCAATTGCATTGTCTAGAAAGAGAGAATCGATAGGTCCCTCTGTGACATATACGGGCTTCGACTCATCCATCAACTCCATACCAAATAATTTACATTCATCTTCTGTTATCTTTATAGTTATATAGCGTACAGGATTGTTCGGGTCAAGACTCCTGCCTTGAAATGCCACCATCTTTCCCTTCTTATCAAAGAATGGAATGACGAGGCGACCCTCGTCTTTATCTATATCTTTAAATTTATTCTTAACAATCGAATTGGTCCAGGCTTTAAAAGTCTCTGTGTAGTATAGCCTCTTCCACTGACGTTGTGGTATTTTTCGCTCGTGAACATATAATCGTGCTGGATGATTAATATCACACAACTCCAAGCAAGTAATATGCTTTAAAGGATTAGTCTCAAATACTGGTGTTTTGTTTGTCTTAAAGAAAGCAGTCTGGTCTCCAGCACCAAGAGATATTTTCTTTCCTGCTCCACGAGTGCTAAACTTCTCAAGCACATACTCTTTTTTCAGAGGCGGAGCCACGTGGTCTATTAATTGTGTCAATCCAGTTGCTATTCCACAGTTGTGACATTTATACAACACATCACCCTTATTCTCAAAGAGATATCCTCGTGCTTTTAATTTGTCTTTCTGGGAGTCGCCACAGTATGGACACCTGAAATTCCAGAGTGCTTTACCCTTCTTTTTGAATTGTTCTAGACGAACCCCAAGGATTCCGATGTATTTTGAGTCAATATAATCCATAATGTGTTCATTATACACTACCTATGGCCCAATGTCAAGTCAAATAGTCACAATCATTACAATAATCTATCTCATCCGAGTCGTCCAGGCGGACACACGGTAATATGTTGCTGTAATCGTTGTTTGCTTCAGCGATTTCTTTTTGTTTTGTATGGCATTCCCACTTCAGAGGACACGTACAACAACACACTTTTGGAGTGGAGTTTCGGAAAGGACATATAACAGGTATAATTGGACTACTACAGAATAGTAGTTTGACTTCCTGGGCCATTGTAGTTATCTTCTGATAACTTGAAATACTGGGTCCGTAGGATGTTTCATCAACATACCACCCTTAGGATATTTCTTTGCGTATGCAGAAACTCCTTTAGCCCACTCACCTTTGCCTACAAATGAATTCCAACGTTGGTATTTTTGTCTACCAAGTCTGACTCCATCGTATGTATCACTGTCAGGAGCCGTCCAATAGTTGCTCCCGAATGCTTTACCACAAGGTTTTGTGAATAGGGGTATATCTTTTTTTAGACTTATTGGGGCTGAGCCATCGCCTGCTACGTTAACCTCTATAATATTATCATCAATCATTTCACTTTCTCCAAAAGTACGTATTGTGACATCAATGATTTAATTTGCATTGATTCATCTAACGTCATATTATCATTTATATAATCAATAAATGCTTCATCTAGCAAGACACCATCCGCACCGTGCTTCATCATACCTTCTTTAAATAGAAAATATGCGGCGACCGCTTTACCGAGTTTGCCCTTCATTCCAGGCACTTTCTCTAATAATTGTTTTAACTTACGAAGAAGGCGATGGAAGAGAGTATAATTTTGCTTCTCTTCTGTTGTTGTCCGCTGACGTTTAATAACGTCACCTTTTTCATCAATGATGCCCAACTTGAACGCTGGCCAATCTTCCCAAGGCATTGCTATAAACTTGGCAAACTTGTATACGAAATACAAGTCCATCATTGCTGACCCACCACCTTGGCTCTTTGCTTCTGTTAACATTTGTTCGTCTAGGTCAGTCATTATTTCATATCTTTTCGTATTATGTCTCTTACATTAACATCTATAGTCGTTAACGATTTCATCTCTGGAGTTAATGCGTCTAACTCATCCAAAAATGTAGCGATAATCTCGTGATGTTTCTGGTCAATCTTGTACATCAATATACGTGTACACGGAAAGGGGCCAAAAACATTAACTAATACCAGTAAATGATTCATCAATAAACGACTCTTTAATACTCCAGTATCGCAATACTTTGAGATAAGTCGCTTGATGTATTTTATCCTATTAACATCCTCATAGAATTCTTCACTACCCTCTGTCTGACGGTCCTGATAATTCATCGCCATATAGAACATCATATTTTGATTGTTCAGAGTTGGGAAGTAACTCTCTTTTGTGTTCGGTTTTAATAGCATCATTTACTTTAGGCTCAAGTTTATATGGGCATTTAGGTTCAACTTCTTGTGTAACAATTGTCTGCAATACCTTTAAAAACATTTAGATTGACCAGTAAGGTACACCTTGTGATGTTCCGTGCTGTTTTTTGCCTTTAGGTTGTGGTCCTTCTGACCAAGTTCCCGTATTAGCGTCACGCAACAAAACATTCTTTGAGGTGGCCTTTTGAACTGCCTCCTTAGCCTTTTTGATTATGGATTTTCCTTTTTTCTTTGCCATATGCTCTATGAGTTCCTTTATTAATTTAGATTTTTTCAACCTTCTGTCTAACTCAATACCAATGGTTCTTCCATAATCTTCAAGTTGTTTTTTGGATAGCCGATTTGCCATTTCGACCGCTTCGATATCATCTACTAATGTATCGTGTTTAAGACGTTTGTCCAGTTCAATACCTATGGTACGACCGTATTCTTCAAGTTCGTCTTTACTTAGTTTACCTAGTTGGGTCCTACTTTTGTCCATTTTTTTGCAATTCCTCTATCAATGTATCTGAAGAGGTTGCAGTATGGTCTTTATAAGTCGGGACCTCCCTTCTGTACTTCGTATTTTCTGCTAATTTCTCGTTCTGTAAATGAACGGCCTTCTTCAACGCTTCGTCTGGCTTATGTGTTTCTGGTAATGCCATAATATTCTCCTTATGCGATATAACAATTAAGTTCATATCCGTGTTTACCTTTTCCGTAAATCTGGATTTGAAGTTTCTTTTTTTGCTCTTTGCCCCGTTTGGTTAAGGAAATCTTAAATGTGTTAGTCTTTCCTTCACTTGGTTTGCGAGGTCCTGTAGCGATTTGGTTGAAATAATCATCCATATCCACTTCATATCCTTGCTTGTCTGCNACTTTAAGGGCCTCATCCACAGCAGAACTATAAGTCTTATGGTCAATTTTGTACTTGGCTTTCGCTTCGTCCACTTCACCAGGAGTCTTATCTTTATAATTCTTTGTTGTTTCGTCAGTTCCAAATTCTAGAGCCTCGGGCATATCTAACGCTTCCCGAAAACCACTGAATGATTCGTTTTTAGCCGAACTGACTAGTTTCTTATAATAAGGATTAATGTTTTTATACATCCACTTATTATCTTTTTCAGAAGTGTGACCTTGCTTTCTATTACGCTTTAGAATGGCTTCGACTTCTTTAACTTCTTTTGGAGTACCAAACGCTTTTGCTAACAGGAGATAGTTTTCGCTGTGTGCGTTACCATCTTCGTTCTTCTTATACTGCTTGAGCAATTTCTTATTGTTCCCGGTCTGCGCCTCCTTTCTCAATCTAGGCTCCCTGCGATTAACGGAAGGGTCCTCGTTGCGTAGATTGTCTCTATCGTTATTCATAGGATTATTGTCTTTGTGACCAACATCCTTTCCTTCTTCGCAGTCATCACCCATAACTCGTCTTGCCTTGTTTCTTGAGGACCTTCTAGCGATTTGTTCGGGCTTTCCTTGATAATCATCATATTCCTTACGATAATTTCGTGCTCCTTCATTGGCTTGTGCCAACGCATCCATTAGTCCTTCATTGGCCTGTTTCAACGCATCCATTACTTCTTGTTCGTCACTGAGGCCTCTTTTGATTCGTTCAATCTTTTTAGTAGCACCTGTCATATTGCCACCCATATCGTGGGCAATCTTAATGGCTTTCTTAATCTGTGAGGATGAATATCCTTCTTCGATTTCATCATCTTCAGATACTTCCAATGCTCGTTGAGCCTTGACTAATTTCCTACGTCCATCTCCGCCAGCAGTACGTCTAGAACCAGTGTTCCATTCAGCCATCGCTTCTTCGTTTGCTAGTTTCAACGCATCTGCTACAATAGGGTCATCACCTAATCCCTTTTTAATTTTCTCAATCTGTTTCCAAGCCTTGGTCATTTGACCACCACTCTTCTTCGCAATCTTCAATGCCTTAGCGATTAGCCCTTTGGGAAACTTGCCTTCCGTGATATCGTCACGGTAATCTTTAAATTGTGTCGCTTTCATTTTACGCACCTTCCTTAGTTCCTTATATTCGTCGGTTGCAAATTCCCATTCGGCCTCAGTCATTGTACGACCTCGCTTGGATTTTAAGATTGCTTTATGTTGTGATGTGCCCATTGTCATATCTCTATTATACTCTATGTTCCATCAAAAGTCAACCCTTTTTTGGTTTATCTGTGTCCCTACCATATCCAATCATAGATTCGATATCTTTGTTTTGTATACTAGTTACTTCAGCGGCCCCCATATCCCAGACACCTATATTTGGTCCTGTGTCTAAGTCGTAGTACGCTTTCTTTTGTTCTTGAGTGGCAGCCACACGAGTCAACTGTCGGAGTTTTCCATCAATAATCACTCTTACTGGTCCAGCATCAAGTCGATTCAATAGTTCCTTTTTATTCATAACGGTCACCTTTTTAATCCTTTTTTCGCACCCCTATCAACGAGGCTCTTCAATAAGTCGCCAGTTGGAATATTATCTACAATCCATCTATACAACTGTTTCTGTATACTCTTTTCTTTCTTTATACTCTTCCCTCGCTCTTTGAGAGTTAAGTATTTAAAATCTTTTATTACACCATCGTTCTTCTTGCCAGTAATAGCAGAGATACGTTCTGCTTTCTTACTGTCTCCATACCATATAGTATTCTCTCTATTATTTAGCACTACGTGGATTTGTCCATTAATGGCTAATTTCTTACCATATCCACCAATATAGTCGTACATCGTCTGTGCCGCACCCCTATGGGTTTGTAACATAATATCTTCTGGTACGATACGACCTCTTGATGGGTCCAAATTGTTACTTAATGCTATCTTATAATTTGTTAATATCCATACTATATGTATATTCGCAGGATTATATCCTGTAAGTAATAATTTAGGCATAAACTTAGCAATATCATTGATATTTTTTGCTGTAATATCAAACATTATATTAGGAAGAATCTCTTTTTTAACCATTCCATCTAACATCTGATTCAGAGTCTTATCCTTGAGCCCGATTTTCTCTACAAATTTATGTAGTGTGAAAACATCTTCTGGCTTTGTTAAGTCTAATCCTTTAATTTCTGCCCATTTTTCTGGTTTAAACTGTGTACCAGTAGCAAGTTTTTTTGCCCATTCTTCTGGATGGTCTTGGATATCTGCCATTCTCAATAAGGCTTTCTTCCACTCGTCTACATCACGTACTTTAAACTTCTCTCGTTCCATAAAATTGGCTGCGGCGAAGCCCTTTCCAGAGCCAGCACCGCCTGCCAAGAAACATATCTGTCCATACTTTTTACCGTTGGACAAAAGAATTAACTTCTCATCTAGTTGTTGTTGCTCTACCAGATAATTCTTAAATCGTTCCATTGTTATTTCTTATTCAATTTAAGTTTAGCAAACATTGTTAACCAAGGAATGTCTGCGTCTGCTAATTGCTTCAACACAGCCGTAGGAAAACTCTCAACTTTCTTCTTGAGTTTTTCTCCTTGTTCATAGGTTAACTTTGGAATCTTACTGTATTCTTTTTTCAACTGGTCCATTTGCTTGTCGCTAAAGGAACCCTCTTCCAAGTTTTCAATTATCTGAAGATAGTTCATCTTAACCCTCTGTGAGAATTTGCCACGTCCCGTAGGCAATTGCCGCGTATGCGAACAAATCCATTGGCATTATTAGCATTGCTACACCAACTACCACTAGGCCAATTCCGCCGTGTGATGCTTTTTCGTGCATTCTGTCTAAAATATAACTCATTTAAATATCTCCTTTATGGCTCTTTGTATTTTCCACTGGCTAATCCAGAGGAAATTGTAAATTCTGCATTTTATAATCCACCAAGGTTTAATCTTAGTCATAAACCTCCTTAAATTATGTTATTTTTATTACTTCATTCGTTCTTTCTAATGTATTTCGTAATCGTTCTACGGCTAATCTTAATATTGGATTCAACGCTCCTGGCTTGTCCTTAAGAATTCTTCCATAATTTTCTTTCGTCACAACTCCTAAGGTCACTTTAGGTGTCTTAGCAGTACAAGTAGCAGTTCTTGGTGAATCGTCAACCATTGCTATCTCTCCGAATAATGAATTCTCGGATAATGTTGCTAAGTGTTTCCCGCCTTTCGTTACGTCAATCTCCCCTTCTAGTATGATATAAGCATCAAAATTTGTATTATCGCCTTCGACTATTATATCATCGCCTTTTCTTATGTGCAATGTTTTCATTTCTCAATCGCTTTCTCTTATTGTTCCACGTGTTAAGAAAATATATCAAAACTAAAATTACACCCAATTCGCTTAAATAAGCATATGGTTCCATTAGTAGTTATACGAACTTCTACTACTGTCCTCCTCTAATGCGTCAAACAATTTCTTATGCTGTTCCATTATTTCTTCTTCTTTGTCTTTAAGTGCGTCCATAGTTTCTATTAACTTTTCCACACTCCGTTCTAATTTGGCAACTTTGTCAAGTTGCACTGCTTGATTGGTACTCAATGAAAAGGTTTGCGTTAAGTTCCAGCCACCCAACATAATGAGTATACCTATTAACATTGAAATAATCTGGTTGTTCATCTACCCTTCTTAAAATTCGTAATACGCCGTTTCCACTGTGGCTTCTGCATTGCTTCATCGGCATCTTTTATAGCCTGCAACTTATGTGGTAGAATTTGACTTAGGCCATTTTTACCAGATATCTGATACCAAGCCATTTCAAAGTCGCCCCGTTTGGAACGCTTATGCAAATCCCCTAATTTCTTTTCCACATCAGTCTTTAATTGGCTCAATAACATAGTACCAAATCCGCTTATAATAACGGTCGGGTCACTAGGGTCGGCACTCTTCGGGTCTATTTGTCCCGCAGGTAAGGCCTCGTTGAGCATTTGACTGTAGTTTTTAAATTTCATTTCATCACTATTTATACTTTTAACTTCGGGTTAGAGGTCTTGAAGTCCTTCTTACGCATTATGGTCTTGGAAATCAAGTCAAATTCCTGTGTTTTAGAGTCATATTTGAGTACGAATGGTAAGTTTAGGTCTGTTTGAGTATCATTTAACACTGCTTCAGCATCTGGTCCAAGTTTCGGTATTTTCTTGCCATACTTCTTGTACGTTTGCTTAAATAGGCGTGTCAACTCTGCTACGTTAATAGATTTACCATTTCGCTTATCATTCGCTCTCTCTAAAAAGTGACGGGTAAACTCTACATCTATACCAACTTTGGAGAATATTTTATCTGCAAATTTCTCCACATCTACTAAATCTGCCTTTGTAATCTCTTCTTTTAAATAATCAGTAAATGGATTGTTGTAATCCGTACTATTATATCTCGTGTTTCTGTCGAATACTTTCTTTAATTCACCTACGGAAATGCCTACAATATCAGCAGTTATCTGAAGGGCACGTCCTTGAGGATTCATTATCATTGCTCCCTGCTTCTGGAGTTCCTTCGGATTCTTCTCATATTCTCTCATAATCTCTTTGTAGATTTTGAGGGCCTTTCCATATTTCTTGCCGTGTACTAGTCGTTTAAAGGCGTGAGTAAGTTTCTTTGGAATCACAATATCTCTCCACTTCTCTTGTTCTGCCGAACCTTTATGATGTTTGAATGTCATCTCTGTCCTTAGATGGCGTAGAGTATCGTGCCAATCTTCCTTGATGCCCATACCTCTTCGTACTGAATCGTACATCTCTTTAGCGGTTTTCTCATCACACATCGATGGGCATCCCTTACGGAAGAATTCAAAATCTCCATCAGTTGCGGCCTTTCTCATAAGCGTGGCACTCATTGCGTTGCCTTTACCTCTGGCAATTCCTGCTTGTACCACTTCAAAATTATCAAATTCGTATGATTTCTTTTTGTCTTTGTGCTTGATATACGGACGGATATTCTTCTCAAAGGAATCAACCCTATCACTTCCAACAACCATTGTTACGTCTTTATATCCTTTATCTGAAAGATACTTTAAGGCTTCAAATGCAGTACGAACTTTAGTGTCCTTTACTACCATTTTTCCCCAAAATTTCTTTAGAAATTTCGTCTTGTCGTTATAGGGCAGAGGATTCTTTTTCTTGTCCTGTGTCTGTGAAGTGAATATCATAGGCTGACCATTCTTGGCCTTTGCTTTCTTTATGATATCATTAACTGCTATTTCGTGGCCATTAGTCACAGGATTAAATCGCCCGAACGTAAATACGACTGGTTTACTTTTTGCTTCTTCTAGGTATTCGGTATAAGTTTTCATCACATTTCTTTAAGTTTGTTTAACAATGTTTTCACAATACTTCCTTCCAAGGCATCTTCTATACCGACTAATCCCGGCACATTATTAACTTCAATAAAATAGGGCGTCTTTCCTGGTATAAAATCCACTCCGACTATCACGCCGTCAACGGCCTGGGCCGCTCTAATGGATTCAGTTCTTTCAAATTCCGTTAACTTATGGGGCTTTGGTTTGGAGCCTTGAGATACATTAGACCTAAAATCTCCACTTACAACTGGTCGCTTCATTACCCCTATTACTTCATCTCTGAATACTATTACACGAACATCATAGTCCGATTTAATGTACTCTTGTAACAAGATATCTTGGAATCCACTTTCTCTATACAATAGTTGTACAATAGATTGTAGGGAGGCCGCAGATTCAACTAAGATAACTCCAATGCCATTTGTTCCTGTACCAGTTTTTAATATGATAGGGAACTTACTGCCTAATTCTTTTAATGCTCTTTCTGTATCTTCTGAATGGGCAAGCAATACAGTCTTTGGCGTATTGAATTTCTCCCTCTCAAAAATCATCTGTGTCATTACTTTATTCGAGCATAGGTCGTGGCAGTTCATATTGTTAACAAGTGTATATCCTTCGTGTTCCCACTTCTTACACTTGTCATACCAAGAATGATTACCACTTAATCCCGGTCGACCAACTCCTCGTGCCATAATAATAGTATCTTCTGGACTGATTGGAAAGGGTTTATCATATTGAGATTCGCCTCTGCCAACTGCTTTAGGGGTAGGATATATCGTCTTGCCCTCTTCGACAGGAAAACTATTAAGAGTTCCATTCTCTTCGTAAAGACCACGAAATTCACCAAGGAAAGTTTTAATACCCATACCATCTGCGACCTTTTTTACAAGTTCGCCCGTGTCATTAGAATCATCTCCATCATCGTGAGAAAGAATTACTAACTTATATGGCTTCTTCGGTGCCTCTTGAAGTGATTTTCTATATTCGCTGGCAGTTCTCATCAGTGTTCCCAAATTTCCCCTATTTTCCCCAATTCTTTATAGCGTTGAAGTTGTTCCTACTAAATTCTAGTCTGTTAACAAATTTAACTGCTCCATTAGTAGCGTGGTCTACAGCAACAAATCCCTCAGGACCTGTTACTTCGTATCCATTTCCTTTTTTAATAAATGCTGGAAGAGATTGAACTTGTTCCATTTTCTTAATCAGGGCCAATTTAATTTCAGCAACATCGTTATGCCATTCAATCGCATAGGCTAGAGTGGCTCCCATTTTCCTATTGCCGTTGATTATCTTAATCATCCCATCAAGTTCTGCCTGTTGTTTGGCTTTACCCTTTGCAGATTTCAATTTATCAATCTTTGGTTGATATCGTTTTCGCATAAAGTCAATAAATCCACCGACTGCCTTTTGCTTGTTTACGAATCCTTTACCATCTCTCGTTAGTGAGTTTATGTAGATATTTAGGTTGAAAGCAATACTTCCTTCCTCCTTTGCAGTAGCAGGGTCGAATAGTACACCCATTGCCTTCTTATCAAATTTCTTCAGTCTTGATTCAGCATTTGCAATGCTTTGTCTAACTGCCTTCAATTCTGCCGTAGTTAGTGTAGCAGTTCCTGATACGTCTTGGAAATTAACATCTCCTGCCCATACGTCTTTAGATTTCTTCAGTGAGCCTACATTGACATTAAATACTGCCGAGAGGTCTGCTATTGTTTTACCACTATATTGTGTATGCCAGATAACTCCGACTTTCTTAGAGGAGATTTCCTTTGCAAGAGGCTGGTCTATAGGTACTGCATATGTTATCGTATTAGGTGTGAAGGTAATCATCTTCTCACCATCAATTGTTTCTTTCTTAATGTCTGAAGCAATAAACATAAAATCGCCTTGCCAGATTCCTTTAATCCCCAATTGAGGAAAAAGTTTAAGAGCAGTTTTCATTTTATCTGCTAGAGATGCCGCGTGTCCGTGATTAGCATCAATATCAGCGGGCGTGTAATTAATTTTTGGAGTCTTGTTGAATAAGGCTTTAGTAGCCACAAAGAACTTTCCATTTTCTGGATTGGTTCCAGCAATAATCGATGGCGCTCCATCAACCTTACTTGTTATGTTGAGTCCCTTTGAGGTATTTCCTTGAAGAGTTGTAATAACTCCATTAAGGATTTTCAATGCTTCGACACCACCATTATAACCATCATTAAAAATAGCATCTTCGAGATGCTCTAGGTGAGTTAGTTTTGCTTCTGCTAGGTATGTAGTAAATTTTTTCATTATTTTTTCAACTTCATTTTAAAGCCGAGTTTATTGCCAGAAGAGTACCCCGGCCATCCGAATTGGAAATCAGCATCTTTGAAATGGTTACTTGCGAAAGTCATTTTATTGGATAGGACATTTACATTCATTTGTATTAGTGTAACTTGTCTAGCCACATTTGTCAATGATTGTTTAATCGCTTTATCTTTATTTAATATCTTGTATATTGTCTCTCCTAGTGGAGATAGAACAAATCTTTTTAAGTCTCTCCCCTCAAGAGTCTTTTTGCCCGGCATTGAATATTTCTTATGCCAAGGCGCTAATTTTTTTGCTAGTTTTTTGTTATCGAATTTTTTACACCAGAGGTCAACAGATTCCAAAGTTATTTGGTCTACACTCATTCCCATTATCTTGGAGAGGTCTTTAATAACTTTAGTTTTGAGATATTGGTGCAACAGAATCATTTGTTCTTTAGCACCGAAATTTCCAACAATATTGAATACTTGTAGAGCAACCTCTTGGGAATGGTCAGCGTTTGCTGTTTTGGCACGATTTTTAATAGCATCGATGATATTTTGGACAGTAACTTTACCGCCACCGCCAGACTTAACTGAAATGGGATATTGTATTCCCATACGGACTCCATAAAAATCAATTAGTTTTTCATTACTTGCTGTAGGGAAATATGCTTCTCTAAAACGGAGGGCGTTCATTGCCCAAATTGCAGAAAGGATTTCTCCGAAATCTGCTGATACTTTGGCTAAATCCTTCTTTGAAAAGTCAAGTTCATCTAATGATATTGATGTACTCTTTGTATTTGCCAACTTTAACAGTTTAATTAATTCTTTTGCTGTGTTTCCTTCGGGGTACTTGGCCTTTAACGCGGAACTCGTTAACTTTATGAGAGTTTTATTATCTACTTGTTGCCCTGCCAAGCCAAGAGTGTCTGGAGTTAAGTCTTTGTTTGCGAATATCTGACCGCCGGATGAGGTCTGAGAAATTTCGGAATTCACCCAATAGAGTGATGTACCCTTCGGAATCTTACCATCGTCTAAATCGGTAGATGCTGTAAGCGTATAGGTAGGATATTTATCACTAACTATGATATCGGCATCTTTTACTTTAAGTCCCATACCAAGAAAAAACGCAGAGAAAGCCTTCCCGTCACCCTTCATTGCGAAACGAATGTGATAATCTCCCCTGCCAGAACCAATGGTTTTAATACCTTGTTCTTTTACTCTTACGTTAACTAGGGATTTTAGTGCTTTGGTTTCACTGGTAACTGCTTCTACTAAGAATGTACTAAATTTCTTCATATTGGACCTTTAACGAATATGTAATAATGTGCTTCTATTACATATTTATATAATTCAAACACTACATCTTGAAATCTTTAAAGGCCTTCTTCTTATTACCACCAGAGAACATCGACTCTGCTTCTTCATAGGAGCGTGGTCCAGTAGTTACGGAAGTCGTTCCAATGATGTCTTCCTGTGCGGATTGTTCAGCATCGTACCACTTCATTTTGGGTTTATCAATGCCTATAACGAATCGTCTATTGATAGCAATGTCGCCGTGACGATTTTTCAACTGTTTCACCATTATCTGATTCAGTTCCTCTAGTTCTTCCGTCTGAATAAGAGCAAGAAAGAGGTCGGCAGTTGCTGGCAGACCGAAGGATTCAGACGTATCTTCTAATCCTACATCTGAATTGCCGAAACCAGAACGTGTGGTCTGTGTTGCTGACCAAATTGGCACGTTAAATTCAACTGCCAGACCTCGGAGTTCCTCTGCTATCGCCTTAACGTATGTATATGAGTTAACAGATTGAGAACCTACGAGTCTCTGGGATGCACATATATTAAGATAATCGACATATATAATGTCTGGTTTGAAGTCTTTCTTTAATGATAATTCGTTTAATAGGTGTCTAAAATGGCCAGTATGTGCTTGAGATGTTGGGAATTCCTTGATTATTATCTTACCCTTTACTTTCTGTTTAAGTTGGTCCATTTTGCGGTCATACATAACCTTAGTTAAATCTTTCAGGCGATTCAATTCGATATCAAGGAGATTGGCGTCTATTCTTTCAGCAATACGTTCCTCTGCCATCTCCATCGTGACGTATAGAACATTCTTACCTATTGTCAGATTCGATGCGGCCATATGACACATACCGATAGTCTTACCAACACCAGTACCAGCCATAAGAATGTTTAGTGATTTTCGAGTAACTCCGCCCTGGGTAATCTTATTCAGATATTCAATGTCAAACGGAATCTTCTCTTCCCTTGTATGGTAGAAGTCATATCGCTCATCGGAATCCTCTAAGAAATCGTGACCGATATGTGTATCGAATGTTACTGCTAGAGCATCGGACAATAATTCGGGTATCGCACCATCAGTTTTCTTCTTGTGCTTACCATCGATAATTTCAATGGACTCCATAATAGCATTATAGACTGCCTTGTCCTTACAGAACCTTTCGGCTTCGTCAAGGAGCCATTGCTCATTGGCTTCTGTCTTTACAAGAGTCTTGATTAATGCTTCCGATTCTTCGTATATCGTTGAAGATAAATCTTCCCTTTCATCTATAGCAATTTTGAGTGCCTGTTGTGTTGGCACATCATTGTATTTTGCAAAGAATGTTTGTATCTCGTGGAATACCGCCTTCTCGGTGACATCGTGGAAATACTCATCCTTCAGAAAGACAATTGACTTTCTGGCGAACTCTTCATTATGTAATAGATTGGATAATATCGTTGCTTCTATATTCACGTATTTTCCCTCAAATTTGCTTCTGCTACTTCTAGTTTAATTGCTCTCTCCACTTGTTGCTTTACGATAGCATTTATCTCCTCTTCATAATGAGACTTGTCAAGACCATTCTCATCTATGAAATTATATCCGAAACTTATTTTATCACAATCATCGGACAAAGTCAAATCATATATCGCAAAGGTTGTTTTGTCTTTGGTCTTGACATAAAAAACGTCAGTATCAGCCATTGGCAACCTCGACTTCATCTTCAGCATCAATTGACTGAAGGAGTCCAGTTCCTATACAATATCTATCCTCAATGAATTTCTGAAATTTTGGATTAGCGAGAATGTCCTCCCAAAAATCTTTACTCTGTGTACCGGCCTCTCTGACCTTGTTCTCTGATACTTCGCCAGTTTCCATATCTACCTTTGAGTACCATCCCATAGTGGGCTTAACAACATATCCACCATCAAGGGCAACATCTAGTAGTCCAGAGTATTTCTTGATTCCACCTTCCCAAGTTACTGAAATAGGAATCTTACTCTTCTCTTTAACAAAGCGGGATTTCTCTACGTTGATAATGAAGTTGTATCCTTGGATTTCTGTTCCCTTCTTGTCTTGTTGTCTGCCTATAATCCAAATATTATCTGAGGAATAATAGACACCAGTACCACCAGAAACAACTGCTTTTGAGAACATCTCCTGTGTCTGGTAAGTATGGTTTACAGCAATAAGAGGAACATCTCTTAATGTGAGATAGGGGGTTATCATTCGGAAGAGTGACTTGAGTTGTTTTGCTCGTGTCATATCCGCAACACTCTTTTCATTCTGTGCATCTTCGACTTCCTTTTTGGAAGCGAGATTGCCAATAGAGTCTATCATAACGAATACTTTATCTTCCACTTCAAGGCCGTCAAGTTGCTTGACTAGGTCAAACTTCAATTCTTCGATATTCTTAGTTGGAATATGAAGGACTCTATCGGTATCAATCTTCAAAGAACTAAAGTAGGCCTGTGGAGTTCCGAATTCAGAGTCATAGAAGAGGCATATTGATTCTGGATATTTATCCATATATCCCTTCATCATTAATAGACCAAATGCTGTTTTGAAATGCTTCGAGGGACCTGCAAGAACTGTCAGGCCGCTGGTCAGTCCGCCGTCTAATTTGCCACTTAATGCGACATTAATCATCGGGACTGAGGTGGGGATTACATCCTTCTCTGTGAATAGAGAGGATTTTGTTAACTGGGTAGATTTGATTGAACCTGCTTTTCGCAGTTTATCCAACAATCTCTTTTGGGCAACTATTGCATCACTCATTTATTTCTCCATAATATACGTCAATTTTGTAGTACATTATACACCAATTGACAGGTGTTGTCAAGTCTTTTCTTATCTTTTTACTGGATTGTCCAATAAATCTTTCAAATCATATGGTTTCCTCAGGTTTCCCCAACGGGTAAAGTAAATAATTGGATATTTTGGAAACATTTTCAAGAATTCGGCAGTAGTATGTCCCATTCCTTTTGCGACTAGGGTGTGGTCAGTTGGTACTGAACCCTCTCCAAAAATATCTCTTGCTTCGATTAGCGTGTCTATTCGGACAGTAGTTGCCTGAAATCCATTCAGTGACATTAGTTCAGAGGCAATACCTTCGTTCCACATATCACCAACAATATATCCATCTTCATCGAGGACATATTCATTATCCGTTTGTATCGTTCCGAATTTACTTCGTACGGATAGGTTAGCAATCTTCTCTTGAAACTTCTCGGTGAACTTATCAAAAGTTTTTGCTTGGCTGGCTTGAGCGATAGCGTTTAAATCAATTTTGGCCATTTTTCACTCTCTTGCTGTTTGGATGCCGTTTAGCCGTAAACGTACTGTGACTCATATTCTTTTTCAACTTAGGGGCACCCTTTTTGTTTATTATTCCTGCTATGTTTCTTTTTCCCATTTCGATTTCCTTATCCAAAAAATGATTCAAGCGAACTCTTTTCTTCCCAATCCCAACCTACGGGATGAAGAACTCCTTCTAAAGGAGAGAGGAACGCTTTCTCAAATTGTGTATCATAATCTACCCATCGTTCAACCTCGAACTCTGGCGGGAGTCCATCGATGAAAGCAATTGCATTACTACCAAATGGATTAGGTGTTTTCAAGTATACGAACTTTAACTTGGCACCATCTCCAATCTTCTCGACATTCTTAATATCGTGTTTCTTTAACAACCCATTATACACTTTGGCCGCTCGTGCGTGAATTGGCACGGATTTCGTTGCGTGTTCATACTTTGTGTAATCGCTTAATCCTCTCGGAAAGGCAATCTCGGGTATTGCTAAACCAACAAACTCTTTCTTATATTTATGCACCAAGGACTGTAATTGACGCTCATTTCCCGTCAACATTATATTAACTGCTTCTTTCAACTTACCACGGACATTCGCTGGTGTAGAGGATTTGACTATCTCCATACCCATAACCTTCATCTTAGGCTTCTTATATCGAACTCCTTCAGAGTCATAGACGTTAAGGGCATAGCGTTTCTTTGCAGTCCATACGGCTTTGTCGGCAATCACCTCTCTGCCCATAAACATTTTTTGCTCGTAGGCATTAACGTAATCTGCTAGTTCCTGATAGGACTTGGTAATGTATGGTTCAAATGCTTCTTGAGTTGCTTTGTCGATAACATCACAAATCTTATTCTTATCATCCGATTTGATGTACTTATCGACAAACTTCCCTAGGCGTAAATAGACCGAATCAGTATCAATAGCAACAACATAATCATAATCTTTGGTCTCCAAATATTTGTTTAGAAAATCATTAAGAGCCTTTTCAATCCATCGAATCGCTAATTGACCACCAGTGGTGACTGCTTCGGCGTTGCGTATATCAAAATATCTAAACCACTGATTACCAATTGCTCCATAGGCAGAGTTCAACTGAATCTTTTTGGCCATCTGAATATTGAGATATTTTGATATCTCGTTATCCGTATCTTCTCCTTCTTCCTTTCGCTTCTGGGCATCGAGCATCTTCTTCTTAAAGACCACTCGGTCAGCATAGATTTTCTCCATTAAAGTTGGGAGAAATCCACGCTTATCTTTTCGATACATCGTTCCGTTTGGAGCAACGGCATATCCCTTCTTATGAACATCTGATAAGTCAGCCTCTTTTTTCAAAAGGTTCTCTACATCCACACCTGATTTGTGTCCAACAATCGTTTCGGGAGAGATGTTGTACTGCATAATCAAATGCGGATATAGAGAGTTCAAGTCAAAAGATACTACCCAGTCGTGGAACCCAGTAATTGGTTCTTTAACATAAGCACCGACAAAGGAAGTGTTCTTTTGGTTTCTGTTACTCGCAGGGCAGACTATATCTTGCTTTCGTAGGTGGTCATAGATTATTGCATCCCACATCTTAACGGTGCCGAATACGTCTACGAAATTAATCTTGGCATCATATGCCATCGTCATACCCAAATCGATTAACTTTAACTTATCATCAATCCGCTGAACTAATTCAACGTCTTTGATATTATAGTCAATGAACTTCTGGTGATTTGTGCGGGCAAGTTTAAAGAGGGTGCCTGCCTCTTCGTATGAAATCTTTCTCTCGCCCAATTCAACAAAGGCGATATGGTCTAGTCTAAACGATTCCTGATTCGCATACGTAAATTTCTTATAGAGTTGGAGATAGTCCATCGTAGCCACGCCAAATATATCATACGCCACAGATTCTTTACCATACATCCCCCTTATTGTTCGTTCTTTAATCCAACCGAAAGGCGAAAGTCGCTTGACTTCCTTTTGACCAAACAGTCGAGTTAGTCTATTGACCAAATACGGAATATCAAAATTCTCAATATTCCAACCTGTTAAAATGTGAGGTGGGGATTGTTGATATAGGTCAAGAAAATGCTTGAGCAATTCCTCTTCCGAATCCATCTGAAAATATTCTATCTTAATATCATCACGGGTATTTGTCCACTCGTCAAGACCCCAAGTAAAATATCTATCTTCAATAGAATCATAAACGGTGATAGCATTAACTACGGCAGAGGCAGATTCTGGTGAAGGAAATCCTCTTTCAGATTCTACCTCGATATCAATATTCCAGATACGGATTTTATTGACATCATATTCGACATCACCTTGCCATTCTTTACAGGTGTATTGAAGTGCGAAATTATCGTTACCGTGGATGCTGAAACCATCAACACCTTGGTATTGCTTGATAAAGTCTCGTGTTTCTTTGATGTTGCCAGGCGACATCTTATAGACTGGCTTATCGTCTAATGTGCGGTAGGGAGTCTCACCCTTCTTGCCTTCAACGAAAATTGTTGGCTGAAAGTCTTCCCGTCTAATAAAATCATTGCCCGTTTCAGCGTTCACGCCACGGACGAGAATCTTATTCC